TTTTCTTCTCCTTTTTCACTTTCTCTTGTGTACGGCCCGGTTTGGGCGACTGTAGGAGTTTTTATATAACCCTCCCCGGACCGTAATGGTACTGTATCAAAAAAAAAAAACGAGTCAAGCCTTTTTTGGACCCAGACGGAAAAACTCTTTTATACGGGTCTTTTAGACCCGTTAACGGCCAATCAATAAACAACACAGGCAAACAACAGATTCAGTAACCCTAGCAGGGTGGCTAGGGCCCGGCACAGTTTAATTGCTATAATACAAGTATGTCCGCAAAAAAAATTTCCACTCCCACTAAAAAAGCCCCTACCTCTCCGCTCGGGGCGTTCATCCGCAAATGTTTGCCCGTCGTTACCGGGTGGCTATGTCTGCTTGTCAGCATCTCCTTTTTTACCGGAACATACGACACCGCCCAAGTAAAACTCACCCTGCTTCACACCGGGGCAACCGTACTTTTGGGCTTATGGGCCGCACTTAAAATAGCCGAGTGGAAAAGCCCTTTTACGCGCCAAAATTTCCCGTTTTTATTCCCTGTATTTGCGTACATCGGGTGGAATATCATTTCCTTTATATGCGGGCCTTTTCATTTGGAAAGCGCCGAGGAATTTATCCGCTTGCTAATGTACGGCGGGATAATGATGTTAATCGCTACCGAATTTACACAGAAAGATATCCGCACGCTTACTAAATTTATCATTATCGCCGCGTGGATTTCGTTTGCTTATGGGGCGTTGCAAATAGTGGACGGCTTTTGGCCGGGGGCGGATTTCCTGCCGTGGCGGGGCTTCTTTACGCGCCGCATTTTTTCCACCCACGCTAACCCCAATTTTTTTGGCGCGTTTGTAGTGTTTGCCTCGGCTGTCGCCGGCGCACAATATTTGGCAACGCGCAAGAAATCACTACTTGTACTCTTGGGGCTTGGGCTAGTAGAACTATTCTTCACGGAGAGCAAAGGCGCATGGTTGGCATACGGGGCGGCGGCCGCGGTGGGCACTTTTCTGTTTACCAACCGTATTTTCCCCACTAAACATATAAAAAAATTAAACCTTGCAGCGGCAGGAGTGCTTCTCGCCGCCCTTATATTGGCGGGGACCTACACGGCAAAACGCTTTCAGTCCGTCAGTTTCCGCTCGTTTACCTGGCTTGCCGCCTTTGAAATGGTGCAAGACTCCCCCGTTATAGGCACCGGGCCGGGCAGTTTTAAAATTATTTATCCGGCCTACAAACGCCCGCAAATTTTTTACATTGAAAACTCCCACAACACCGAAACACAACACGCCGAAAACGAATATCTGGAACAATGGGCCACAACGGGAACGGTGGGACTGGCAATCTTTCTGTGGCTGCTGGCTTTCGTGTTTATCTGCGCTTGGAAAAACTTGCAGACAGCAAGCCAACTATCCGCCGAAGAACGCGAGAGAGCGTTCTATTTACTGGGCTATGCTACGGCACTTGCCGGACTAATGGCGCACGCCTGCGTGGATATCAGTTTGCGCTTCGCTTCCAGCGGGCTCTTTTTTGCGGTATTTATCGGAGTAATTATTGCTTTGTCCAACCCGCCGCAAGAAGATAACTCAAAAGAAAAAATCTTCTTTTCGGCCCCGTGGCTCTTGTGGGGGACACGATTGGTGTTAGCAGGAGCCTTGGCTTATGGAGTGTGGCAAGTGCTGGGAGAATTTAAAGAAATTTCGGACTCTATGTCTGCCAGTAAACTCGGCGACGGATTTTTAATCTGCTGTGCGTGGACCGTACTGTTAGGGTGCATACTGGGTGTAGGCTATGTGTACCTGCGGGCCGCGTGGACAAGCCGAGCGGCGCGTACCGGGCTGTTACTGGCCGCCACCGTGCCGGGACTGGTGTGGTTCTATGGGCTATTTCAGGCGAACCATTATTACAGTTTAGGCGTGCGTCTGATGCAAATGGGTAACGCCGAGGGAGCATTGCCTTATTTTACGCGGGCAGTTAAACTAAACCCGCTTTTGACGGAATACCGCCAATACCGCGCCAACACCTTTGCCACTATATTTGATTTGACAACGCAATATTCCCCGGCGCGCGGTGATATGGACAAGCCGTCTAACGATTATGAACGGGCCTTAACGGATTTTGCGTGGGTGCTTAAATATGCCCCCAATCATACAGCCCTACATCAAAATACAGGGCAGTTGTATTATGCTATGGCATTGCGGGCCTCCCAAGGGGCGGCGCAGGCCAAAAGTGCGGACGAATTCCAGCGGTACAGTCAAATTGCGCGGGACAATATGGAGCAGGCCAAGCGCGCCTTTAAACGTTCGCTGGCGCTAGACCCGGTTAATGCGGAAACCTATCTCTTTTTGACGAGCATTTCCCTAATGGAGCGCAACCCGGCACAAGCCCAAGCGTGGATAGAGGCTTACAAGCGCGGTCCCAAAGGAGTAACCGAAGAGGAGTTTTTGGAGAAAAACCGCCATAACCCGCAGATAAATGCCCTGGAAATGCAGGTACAAAAAATAATTTCTTCCGTCGGGAAATAAGAGAGCGTGTGCAAAGTTGTCTGTTTTTTTGTAGAATATATATGTTAGAAGTGAACAATTTGTAATGCCAAGATAGCTCAGCTGGTAGAGCAATCGCTTCGTAAGCGATAGGTCCGGGGTTCGATCCCCCGTCTTGGCTCTTTTTTATGCCCTCCGTCGGAGGGCTTTTTTTCGTCTAAAAAAATAAAAAATCGCGCTTTTCTCGTCGGGGAGATTATAGCGCGATAAACGCGACAAGCGCGACAATATGCGATAGCCGTGTCAGCAAAATGTCAGCATACTTTTAAAATGGCTTGTCTTTTTCCCCGGCTAGATTTCCACAATAGGCATCATAGGTTAAAATAGCCACCTTATTGCGGTCATTCAGTCGGTCTAAGCTTTCATCAGTCCAATCTATCCTTATCACGCAAACGCCGCTCAAGGGCTTTTTCACGTTTTTCGCGCACCCGGTCAAGGAGTTCGACGCTAGAAAGATTAATAAAACGCCCCAAAATTTCACTCGCGTTCCCCTGCTCTTTAAGCTCCCTTTTGGCATGTTCAAGCTCCTTTTCCGCGCGTGCCGCCTTTCTTGCCACCGTCCATACTACCACGATAGCACCAAAGAGAAAAGCGGCAAATATAAGCGCGGTATTCATAATTATTTATCCTTCTTTTCGGCTTTCTGCTCGTAGTAGTCGGCGAGCTTTCCGAAGCCGTACGCCCATTTGTCAAGGAACGCATACAGGGCCGCGACGATTTTGTCGTCTTTCTCGGTCGGCGTGAGTCTTACCACTTTGCTCAGAAACGCGCGAATGGCCGTCAAAAGCACATACAGGCCGCCTACGACCATCAGCGTGTAAGACAACCACGTGTATTTGTCGGCGAAGGCCGATAACGTCATAAACACATAATCAAACATTGCTTCCATACTTATTTCTCCTTAATACTTAAACAACACATCTTGCGGCAAATCGGTGTCAATGTCAAAGTGAATAAACGACTTCGCAAAATTGATACCAATCCGCCGGACGCCCATTTTGAATAAATGAGCCGTAATCACGTAGCACTCGCGAGACGAAAAGAACGCAACATCAAACGCTAAGCCTTTTGTATGCGCGGAGTTCGGTTTTCCTCCAACGTCTGCATTGTGAGCAAAGCACCGCGCCCCGCTGGTAACGTAGAGCTCCTTTTGGAACTTTGCATTGTACTCACGCGCCAAGCTCTCCAAGAACCACAACGCGCTGTCTTTCGGTTTAAAACCACAACCGCAGGCGCAAGCTAGTGTACTACCTTTGTTGATGAACGCTGTCATTATTTAGCTCCTTTCCCCGGAATGTAGTGTAGCAGATGCGCTTGGATGATTTTAACCGTATCCAAAATCATATCCGTCTTAACATCGTTGCGCTCCAATTTCTGCTCTAGGATTCTCACGGTAGCTTCTAAACGGTCCACACGATTGGGCAGACCGTTAATCGTGAATATCCAAAACAGCCCCATACATATCAAGGCTAGCACAGTAAGCAGTGGCGAGTTTGATTTTATGTCCATAGGGCTATACCTCGTCCTTCCAACGTGCTCCAATTCTTTTTAGGTCTGATGTTTGCAACGTGCATAATAGTCTCCTTGGTTAATTATCTGCCGGAATTTCTACTTGTTTTGTCGTTAGGTCGAACTTACCAGATTCTATATCTGCCTGTAAGAAATACTGACGGATATAATAAGCAGTTTGGTCGTTAATCGTACGCTTAAAGCCTATTAATTTCTTATCTGGTGTTTGAGTAATTTGCGAAATGTATCTATACTGGCTATAAGACGAAAAGTCCTGCCCATCAGAACTCATACTAGATACCCAAAATGAGCTGCTCAAATTTACACCAAGACCAATAAATGGAGTAGGATTATCCATATTACCCCAGACATCCTGTGCTTCAATTTCTTTATTAAATATCTGAGTGCTAGATAATTTTGATGTTGATTTTGTAAATGTAACTGTACATGCTGGATATAAGAATTGAATCGCATACGTGTCATTATCCGTCGTAGTAATACATGCAATAATAGGACGATGTCTATTAGCAGATGCATAAGTGCCACTTGTATTATAAAACGTGTACAAATAGAATGTCGTCTCTACGAACTCTAAGATGCTTTTTTTAATATCAGCAACCTGCGCTTTTACTCTAAAGGTACCATACATTCTACCATCGCTACTACTTTGTTGGTCTATGCAGTCTGTTTTTTCAACTCTAGGGTAGCTAAACAAAAGTAAAGAATTTTTGTCTAATTCGTACGACTGACTAGCAGAAGAATAAGGCAATCTAAATGCTGTTTTTGTAAATGTTATAGCATCGCCGGTATACGTGTAATTAACTGTATGTAAATATATACTATCGCTATACTTAGCATATATATAGAGCGTATCTGTGTCCTCATCAAAGGCTAGTGTACTCCCCTGGCCGCTAGCATTCGCATTTAACGAGTCCGAAATTACAGTTAAATCGTCGACTTTGGCAATAAATGTACCTGAAGCCCACGATTTATACCACGCAATAAGTGAACGGTCATTTTTAATAGCCATATGGCACGTGTTATTATATAGCGTGACGCCAGTAATACTTTTAACGTATGTTAATTGCTTAGTAGCGTAGTCTACGTCATATATATCAACCGTACCAGCAGTGTCAAATGCATGCGTGATGATTGTTTTACCATCTCTTGAACAAGTAATATAAGCCCGATCACGCGTTAGACTACCCGGTGTATGCACACTTATTGACATTTCAGCATTATTAAGTACATCTGAAATAGAATTATATTCGCCGAATGTCTTACTAATATAGATTTTATCGACGGCATATATCGCAGTGTATGCATTAGGCAATCTACAAGCAGAAAAAGGTTGTAGACTGAGCGTGTTGGCATAGACATCATTTTGTACGTTTGTGATTATATTGTCTTTAAGCAACTGCGCACTTTCCGTAGTCTGCAACTTATCCACCGCGTCTGCCATTTCAATAAGCGTATTATTCGGTGTGATATTCTCTACGCCTTTCTCGTTGAGTCTCTGGGCCAGTAAGTTCTTGCCGATAGAAGTAGCCAGTGAAAGCTCAGCCAATGCCCCAGCTTGATTAAGTTCGCCTACCGCATCAGCCAATTCCTTCACGGTCGTCGTTACTAACTCCGTTTTGTTCTCTTGCGCTAACGCCACTTTGTCGCTGGCGTTTACAGCACTAGCTTGGTTTAGTTCGTTATATGTTTTTGCATTTGCCATAATTATTCTCCCTATTTTGTCTTGTCTATAATTATTCTCTATACGATAAGAGTTTTGCTAGATAACCAGAGCCTATTACACTTCCAGTATCGTCTGTGTACAAATAAGTCTTGTTAAGTGTTGGCTCGAACGCTAATGTGCCGATTTGTTTCATATTTTTGTCACCTGGTAGAGCGTCATAAGCTTCTGAAGCATTAGGGCTAATAGTACCACTTTCCCCAGGATTTCCCCTCACATAAAAATAAATTCTAGTGCTATTAACTATGCTTGTCCAAATTGACCAGTCAGAAGGTAAAGCTGATGCTTGTGTTTTAACAAATTCTTGGTCTATTGGATATTTTACTTCTTGGTATTCATCATCTGTTGTGATGTTTTCCACTTTCAGAGCTTCAATATCTTTTAAGTACAGCCAAGACTGATAAGTTTTTAATGTACCAATAGATAAAGACGGGTACACCGGACCTATTGTGTCCTTTGCTATCGTGCACCCATTATTTACAAAGTCCGTTCCCTCTACTGCTGTGTCGCTATCGAAGAATAACGAGCCATTAATAGTTATATGCACTTTTGATATGGAACCTTTCCAGTACTCACTGCTTGTATTGCTATTGTAACCTATCGCAAACTTGGAGTTAGAAAATATGTTAGTGCTTATTTCGCATTGATATGTCCAAGCAGAGATGTCTGGCAACGTGTCGATCGTGTATCCATTGTCTGGTAGAATGTAATACTTAAATGTATTATCTGTACTTGAAATAACACGATACCAATAGGTCTTCTTAGTCTCTATGGGTGTTATGCCATCCGTCCAACCGCCTACATAATATCCAGGTTTATTTGTAGCACCTCTAACGCTAAAATATTGTTCAGAGCTTTGATATTTTGCTAGTAATACGCCAGTGGAACTTACGTCGTTACTCGTAGCTCGTACGATTATATCGCAGAAATTTACTTGTGGGAAATTCTGCGCTAATACTATACTATTAGATGAGCTAAAACCAGAATAGACCGTTATGGTTTTAGTCAAAGAACTATCCAAAACAGTATGCACAGTGCTATTTATTGTCAGCTTAATCTTTACGCCGTCGCCAACCAATGCCACATTGTTCCAGCCGTCTACCAGCTCACTTGCATTTATGTATTTCCAAGCCGGAGCGTCTTCATAGTAGAATTTGAACCACAGGGTATTATTCTCGCTCTTGACGCTAAACAAGCCCGGCATATCCAGCAGTAAGTTAGTGCCTGTGCCTATTGCTGACTTGTTGACTTTAAAACTAAAACTGAACTTCATAGGCTCCTCGTTGTCTAGGGTATTACTGAGAACGATTACGTCCTCATTGACAGAATAATTCTCTGCCGTGTTAACAGGAGAAGACACGTCATACTGATTGTCTCCTGTCGTCTTTACTGCCAATTTGCCAGAGTAATCAAGCGCAGACACTTTGGCTACATCCTTATATTGGTAGAGTTTAGAGTGTTCCATATTCTAGTCTTTCGCTCCACTTAAAGTATCTGCCAATATCTGGCTGTTATTTGTGTAGTATAACGGTTCTCCGGCTCCTGCCAGCAGTTTTACGCGGTTGGAGGCCATTAAATATGGGGATAAGTCCGGCCGGATTAAAAGTTGGCGAGAAAAAACCTTGAACATGTTATCCTCCCACTTTCGTCAAAGAGCCCACGGCCCATTTTTCTTCCAAGGCGTCGTATTCGTAGAAAACATTATAAGAGCCCTCGGAGACGGTCGGTTCTGCACCGAGATATAAATTCGTTCCCCAATCCACGGTAATGTCGCCCGTGATTTGAAGTTGGATTGTGATTTGTGCGAACAGACTATTGTCGGTTAATTGCGGAAGCACAAAGGTGGTATTTCCGGTCAAAACGCCTTTGTAAATGCCGCCTGCGGCGAGTTCAATGCTCCCGCTGTCTGCCGGCAGCGCTTCGATCCCGACTTGGTTTTGCTGTTTTACGAGCGCGATCAGTTCGCCGACATTAATAGTGGCTTTATCCGGTATGGTAGTGTAAACGACCACACTGTAAGGGTAGAGAACTTGCTTGCCGCGGGTCTCACTTCCTCTATAGTTTGCCCCCAATCGAGAAGAGTCTAATTTAAATATACTGGTATCAGCATCCCATGCACTTCCGTCTTGGCCACCGCCAGGTCCTACACGGTAGTCGCCTGGGGCAAATGCGCCTGTCATTACATATCCTATGTTCCCACCATTTACTCCGCCCATTCTCATAGTACCGGTAATAGGGCGCATCGTGTCGCGTATCGCCATACCCGCCTGTGCCACGCTGTTTAAGCCGGAAATCGGGCGCGTAATCAAAGGCAGGCGGACATCTGCGCCGTTTACACCACAGTACCCGCATTGGCCATATTCGTTGGCTTCCGTTTGCCACTCCGAGAATGTTTTATAATTCGTCTTTTGCAGGACATAATTGTAAAAATCCGGATATAAGGTTTGGCAATCTTCAATCACGCTTCCGTCGCACAACATCCGGCCGGGAGGCGGCTCTTTCCCCATGTTTGGCAAAATGTCGCCAACATAAAGCCCGATCGGCATATTTTCCGTAATGGTTTGAAGGTCCGGGAAAACCGGTATCCAAGAGGTGCCTATAAAGTCCGGGTTTTCGTTGAAGTTGTCTGTATTGTCGTTTTTGGCGCTTTGCAATGCTTGCCGGCTTTCGCGGCCGTTGTACCACAAAATAGCCCCCTTGGCGTATCCCCCGATAGCGTCCGAGACGCTTTGCTCAAAGGTAGGCAGCCACCCGTTTTGGAATGCAAAATAAAAGCTGGTTGCGAGGTAAAGGATACCGTTGAAGTCCTTACCTTCCGGCGGTTTTCCGCCGTCATCTTTTGGCTTCATGGTAATCGGCGGGAAGCCATCAGTAAGCGTGGCCTTATTCGAGTTCGCTCCTTCAGCCACGAGTGGAATTTCGTTTTTTTGTCCGTTATTGGCGAACGGAAGTTTTAATGTTTCGGGTGCTTGTAACGAGTTCATTTTTTGTGCTCCTATCTTAGAGATTTCCGGTTGTAAAGTACGCCGTGATTGAATGTTTGCATGTCGCTTCCGTCAAATCCGAGGAATTGGTCATTGAGAATTAAAATTTCATATTTAACCCCCGCCGGACGCGGCAGAAAGTCGATATTTTTCAAAATGAAGAGTTGTTCTTCGTTTGGTAAAAACTCAAAAATATACGATATTGTCATATCGTAGTTATCCAAACAGTACGCCGCCCCTTGGTTGGCAAATAAAAGGTTCAAGTATCGGTTGGCTTCCGGTATCGTACCAATGGTGGTGAGTTTTAAGAACTGCCCTTTTAAGAGGAGCCGGTATCCTTCCGTACTCAAAACATAAATGCTACCGTCCTCCAGTAAAATCTGCCGGTTAAAATTGAGAATTTTACCCCAAACGGAAAGAGCGAAGTCATCGGCGGTGTCAATGGATAGCATTTTTTCGCGCCAAAATTCTATAAATTCGCTTACATTGGTGTCGTAGAATGCTTGCTCCTTTTTGATAATGCTGGCCAGCGCTTTGGCTTCCGCGTATTGCCACAGGATACTTGCTTCTATGTCCACTTTTGGGTCGATGCGATATACCTTCGTCATTTCGCAATCTCCACGGTGATGTTTTCGGCCAAAATAACCGCGCGTTGGTTAATGGCAATCGGCAGGACATCGTAGCCCAGCGTTTCCCCCTCAAATGCGATTTTTACATCTGCGATAAAAAGTGAGGGGATTTGTTCCGACACGGCCGCGGAAATTTCAAACGGGCTTACTGCACTGCCTATGTTTAATTTGTCCACACTGGAAACGCTCCCGTCCTGCCACGCGAGAACTGCGTTTTTAACGGATTCTTCCATATCGGTTGTTGTGCCGCTGGTGTCTGTTACGCGGGCCGTTATGCTTACTTGGCATTTAACGAGGGTAGGCCGGTTAAACTTAACCTCATAATCTACCCCGCTGAATTCCTCCAAAACGGAAACAGTTTCCGTTCCGGTGTAGCCGCACCCACCAGATTTGATTTTGAAAATGGCTTCAGCGACCGCTTGGTCCTCTCCGCCGTCCGCTATGACATATACGCTATGGGCGTCCACCATAACCCCTTTGATTTCTTTTGCTTCGTTGTCGTAGTTTTCAAATGCCATATAACCGCGGATGTTGGGGACCTTGGAAAGAGCGGCCATATAGTTCTCCAGCAAAGCCGCGCCTTGGGGTAACTGCAGAAGTCTTTTTTCGCGCAAAGAAGCGTCACTTTCCTGCTCTGCCCCGGCTTCTCCGTTGGTTCCGTTGTTTATCGTTTCCAACCCAAGGGGCGCGCTTACGATTTGGTTTAGCTCTCCGGCCATTACCACAATGGGGCCGGTTTCTTGGGCCAAAAAGTACGCCTGTGCCTGTCCGTTCCGGTCGAGTTGCACCGCGTTTTCTAAGTAGAAAATATCGCCGGCAGCAGTCTTTCCCTGCGTGGTGTTCGCCGGGATATTTGTGTTGGGCGTGCCTGTTAACTGAACCAGCACGCGGGTTCGCGTGGCCGCGGTCCGGGTGGTGTTGCTAAAGGCCGCCAAAGCGTCCAGTCCCATGCCGAAGGCAAGGTTTGGGTTCATCATGTTTGCCATTAAGGCGATTAGTTGGAGCGTTGTCGCTCGGCCCATGGCTTGCATTTCAATAATGCGCCCCTGTGGGGTGCTTGCTTCAAGCGATAAGTCTTCCCCAAGGGCAGAACGCCACTCTTGTTGCACCTGTTCCAAAACTTCCGAGGTGTCGGGGACGACGACGCCCTGCTCGGTTATGTATGTGTACGCCTGTTCCGCGCTTCTGCTTAAATCAGCCATTTATAATCACCTCTCTCCCGTTGTTTAGAGTAACTTTGAAAGAATACCGCAGGACTTTGTTTTGCACTTGCATTTCAAAATCCGAGACTTTTTCCACCCCTTCTACTTGCTGGGCGGCCCGTTGTACTTCTTGCCGGAAGGTATCCAAGTCCGGCGTGTCTGTGAAAACCGTTTCAAAATATGGAACGCCTGCCTTCACATTGAGTTGCAATTCCCCCGCGGTGGTTAGCACCGCGTGCCGGATAGTTTGCATCATCGCCAAATCTTCGCCGGCAATGGCGAGGTTATTATTGGCGTCTAAAAAAATATCATTACTGTCGTTGGTCGCTATGCTTCTCATTGGGGTCCCCCTGTACTATCCGGTCCGGATTCTACGCCGCTGTGCGTGTGGGTTAAAAGTGAAATCGCCCCGGCCACAACATTGGCTATGCTGGTAATGATTCCGGTTACTGTAAGCAGGCCGCTCATGGTGACCTGCGGTGTTATAAATTCCACACTTTGGCTCGCGTTGACCGTGAGTTTCGCGGTCGTTATTTTGATGTCCGTTTCTCCCAAGGATATTTTGTTGGCTCCGTTGAGAGTTTGGAACACTGCACGGCCGCTATCCTCTCCGGATATAGTCGCGGTTTGCATGGCGTCCGGTAAAAAGAACGGGTCCTCTTGCGCGTGCATGCGGTTTGTGTTGCAAGGTAAAACCGAGCGGGCCTGTTTGAAGTTTGCAATGTCGCGGTCGCAAAAAATAAGCCACCCGGTGTCCCCTTTTTTAAGCGGGAGATTTATCGTATATCCACCGCCACCGCAAAAACGAACAGGAACATTAAAAATAAAATCCTGCGGGATAGATTCCCCATCACTTTTCTTGGCCATTAAGGCCGGGCGTATTGTTGCGCGCATATTTCCGCGATCGTAGGATTCCACAAAGGCCGGCGCGGCGCAGAAAAGCCCCATTTTTAGCGTTTTTAGCAGGTAGTCGTCCTTTCCCGCTTGGGTTTGTTGCAATGCCGGATTATAGGCCGGTTTTGTCGTTTTAGGCATAGTTGAACCTCTGACATTTCACTTTTGTGTACCAATCGTTCCCGCGCAGTTCTCCTACATGTTCCACCGAGTAAGGCCAATAAATGCCATTAATCGTTGGTATGCGTTTGCTCCGCAGTTCTATGGGGTCGCCGAGTTTAATGCTCGGGTCGAGTAGCATGGTAAAATCTACGCCAACCGGTCCGGGTACTGGTATTCCAACCAGCCCGCTTGTTTCGTCCACAACGCGAACATTTACGGTGTCCGTGAGTTCCGGCTCGCTGTCGCCAAGATAGAGGGTGTCATCTTCTACCCAGCAACACCCGATTCCCAAATCGTTGATTTTCTTTACCGAGTGAGTGAGTCCACCGGTGTAGCAGAACCCGTCAATTTGGCGGCTGGCTGTTTCTTCCTTGGACACACACATAAAATTTAAATCCTGCCGGACGGCCAGTTGTTGCGCCACTTGCTTAATTGAAATCGGCCCGGCAATAGTGAAACTCTCGGTTTTCAAATTGTTAAAATATCCCCCCAACGCTTCGCAATCAAGCCAAACATCCGGCGGCTGGGTTGGGAATGCCTTCAAAATATCGCCACTAAAAAGGAGCCCTGTTTTCCCTTCGTATCCCGCGAACAATTGGATTTTCTTTTGTTTTTGGATTTCTATCCACGGGGACATATAAGTCGTCAAATAGGCCACATCTTGCGGAGCCAAATTGCAAATGGAAATTTTGGCGCGTCCTTGAACCTGTCCGCGAAACTTGGCCACGGAAAAACGGATATTCAGCCCTTCTATGCGTTTGGCGTTTTCTCCGGTTTTGGTCGGGGTTTTGATTTCAAAATCTACCCACGCTCGGCGCTTTGGCAGGTTATTTTGCATTTATTTCCTCCGGGGTCAAATAATACAATTTCCCGCTCGTTTTTAATGTTTCCCATGTGGGGTATTCTTCCGTTCCTTGCATATATATAAAGTTCCCAAAACGCGCAAGGTAAGCGTACGGGATGATCGGCTGGTTTGGGTAAATTGGAAGGCCAAGCGCGAGAATGGCTCCTTCCACTTTAATGTCCATTATGCAAATGCCGCCAATGTCGCGTATTTTAATGTCAAAGTTGTTGTTATTAAGGGCGATTGTGAATTGTTGGCTTGGCTCTTTTTCAAGGTCGATTTGTATCATAATTTACCCCATAAAAGTTTTGAACAGTTCTTTTGCTTTCTCGGTTATATCTTTAAGAATGCTTGTCTGCTTGGGTTGTTTTACCCCGCTGGGAACGGTAGACGCGTTTTTCGCTTTTTTAACCTGTTTTTTCGTAAGTTTTACATACTGCGGAGCCACTATCTGTACTTGCTCCATTTCCAAGTTAAAAACGAGGCGCCCGGCTGTTTTTGCGTCCGTCACATGGGGAAGGTTTACGATGACCATGTTTGAATAATCGCCGGAGACATCGCGGACCGTGAGAAAGGTGCTATCCCGGTGAAGTTGCCGGATTTCTTCGATTACGATGTCTTGGAAATAAGCCGGCATGCTTATTTGTAAATTGCATTTTTTGGGAAGGATTACTTTGTGATCCGTGATAACTGCGCCGCTTTCCGTGGGGTGCGTACAAAGTTTCGACGGGTCCGAGAAGTCCGCCTTCAAAATAACCGCGGAGCGTGAAAGCGTTTCTCCGAGAACTTTTCCAAACTCGCTTTTATTGTTGAGAATATTCCCCACCAAAACTTCCCGGGGCGGGGTGTCTTGGGTCCAAACGGAAACCTTTTTTTTCCGGCGGATTTGTCCGTAGGCGTTGATGCCTATGTTAAACAAAGAAACCCCTTCTAAATTGGAAGTCAAAAGTTTATTTAATTGTTGTATGGGCATTTTTAACCTTCCTGTCCGCTTGCCAAGTTATAAAATCCTTCTCCACGCGCTTGGTCGAGAAGAATTGCTCCGTCCCTTACTGGGTTGGATGAGCCGTTCACGGTCAGTTGATAACTGTTGGTCGTGCTGTTATCGTTCCGGTTGGTCGTGTTGCTTATGCTTCCGGCTTGAACTCCAGCCATTGGGTTTGCGTCTGCGGCTCTTAAAGCGGCATTTGCCTTGACCATATAATCCAAATCGGCATTATAACGAGAACCTCTAAGCCAGCCCGCAAATCCGCCGACTTTGCTCATGGCGGCGGAAATAAAAGAGAACGCGTTTTTCACTGTTTCTAGCGGGTTAATAAGCCCAATAATGGCCGAAGTGACTTTCTTTACCCAATCCGGCAAGTCTTGCCAAAAAAGGCCAAAATCTACGAGTTTTTTCCAAAAAGGAGCGAGGGCGCTTTCGCCACCTTTAGCAAAGACTTTGAAATCTTCGTAGAGCAAAACCACCGCTGCAGCAATTGCGGCAATAATTGCGGCGGTTCCAAGCCAAGGAGCAAAAGCGGCTAAGCTGGCCACTGCAATCCCGGCCATTATGGCGGAAATAACCACCAGCCCTGCCTTGACGGCTTCTGCATGTTGCCGTAAATACTCAAATCCGGCGCTGGCGCTGTCTATGAATTGCTGGACAATCGGCAGCACAAACCGCGCGATTTCGGCCCAGAGGCCCTGCATTGACTGCTGCATATCGCGCCATGATTTTTGGAGTTCCTGCGCGCGTTTGAGGTCTTCGTCCGTAAAAACGCGCCGCTTTTCTGCTCGGGCCAGTTCAGCGTCAAACGCTGCCACTCCCTGTTGGAGTATGCGAATTGTCGCTTCATCAAGCCCAATGCGCCGCCCCAGGTCTAGCTGCGCGGAAGTGTCTAGCCGCTCCATGGTCTGCGCCACGTTGCGCAGAAGTTCGTTGCCTTCGGCCAGGTTGCCGTTTTTGCCTTGGAGGTTTAGCCCGTACATCATGGCCGCATCTTGCAAGGGGGCGGACTGACCGAACTTTAAGGCTTGCAGTTGGCTTGCCAGTCCGGCCATCATTCCGGCCGCCCCCTCACGTGAACCGCCGAAGCGTTCTGACGCTATGGCGAGTTTTTGGAATTCGTTAGCGGCCATGTTGGCGCTCTTTGACATGAAGAGTAACTGTTCCCCTTGCGCGGCAAAATTAAGCGTGCGGGACAAAACCGTCCCCAGGGCCAAAGCCGGCGCGATTGCGCCCGCGATAGCCCCCTTAAACGCGGCGAATTGCTGCGCGGAGGTCTTGGCCTGCTGTCCTGCCTTTTCGCTTGACTTACCCGTCTTTTTGTTGGTTTGTTCCAGTTTTTTACCGGCGGCGTCAATTTGCTGAACTTTTTTTAAGGTCAGTTCGTCGCCCTCGGTTTCAAAGACTAAAGCAAAGGTATTTAGTACGCTCATCGTTGTTTCCTTTTTGCTTGTTCAATTACGAATTCTGACAATTTCCACTCGTTGTACTTGGAAAGTGCCACAACCTCCCAAAGTTGGAAGGCGTCCTCCAATGTATAAACCGTTTTTAATTCCCGGAGGGTTGCTTTCCCGGAACTGACAATTTCCCCAATAAATCCGTCAATATTTTGGAAGTTTCGGATTTGGCAAGGGCACCGATACTCTTTAAGAAATCCGAGGCCTTGCCATTTTGAAAAAAAGAGCAATTATACCTCATCATTTCCCATTCCAGTTTCGTCAAAGTTTCCCAATCCGGCACATGGTTGTTTACCAGAACGCGCGTTTTAAGCGGGATTTCCGTTCCGTCCGGTAGGACTTTGGCGACATAGGTCATCAGTTTAAGCATGATTTCTTCGCTTGCCGCGTATTCGCCCACTTTCGGTATGTTGGAACTGGTGTACTTGGACACAATTTCCCGGCCGTCCACAGCCGGGAACTTGGAAATAATAAAAGAGTGACCGTTTACTTCAATTTGTTTGGGTTCCAAAAACTCGCTCATAGAGGTTCTCCTAGATGATCACATTTTCAAACGCAAATCCGTATTCGTTTCCGTTGATACGGGCGTTAGAAGTTGCAATGGGAAAGGCCGGACCGCTGGTAATTACGCCATTGACGCAGGTTACTTTGCGGCCGTCCGGATATTGGATGACCAGCGTGATGATATCCTTTACGCTGGCTTTGTTTTTGGCTACGCGGTTAGCGTGATAAAGGATGCGGAGATTTTCGTCTTCTTCGCTTCCGTTGATAACGCCAAGGCGGACCGGGATAGGTTGCGGCGTTCCCCAAAAAACGAGGTCGCCGTTCGGTCCCATCGCCGTTTCGTGCACGGTGGTGTTGTCGCCACCTACGGGGTCCTTGTCGTCAGCAAAAGCGGACACCCAAAACCCAGCCGGGAAGGTGTGGCTGGCGGTCAAAAATACTTTGATACCGGTTGCGCTTACATTCTTCATTTATCTGTGCTCCTTTAGATTAAAATTTGGCGCCCTTCTACTTTGCGGACTTGGTCGCCCTTGGAGTACACATAGGTGTATTCCAACACATAAACGGTTTTTTTGTTTATGTTTTTAACTACGATTTCGCTGGTGAGATGGTCGCCTTGGTTTTGGACTTGTTGCCATGCTTTGTTGTCGCCGGTCAATTGCGAAATGTAGACCTTTTGCGTGTCGGTCAGCGGTTTTCCGCTTTCCACCACACCGTTTGTTTTGGCAAGGGAACGGATAGGTTGAGTGATATTGTCAAACAAGGTTAAACCATCTTCTCCGGTCGGCCATTTTTCAAGTGCCATTTGCGTGTTAAGAACGGCGGTCACTACTTTGTCTTTCAGCCATACCTCGTTCATGTACACGCCTTCGTCTTCGATGGCGCCCTGTAAATAGCCGGGTTGGTAAAAAGAGATAGGTTGTCCGGATTTTTGCGTGCGGCCGATAAAGTTGACCCCCAGTGATACCAATTTGGTATAAGTTTCGTCATCAAAAACAGAGGGCGGGATTGTGTCATCTTTTTGGAATTCGGCGCCGGGTGCTCCGTTTACCGCGTTGTAATCAGCCGCGGCCCAAATAGCGGCGGCCAAAGCGTGCGGGTAGGAGTTGTCTTCGTATAAATCGTAAACAAGCGCAACGCCGGAACATCCGGATACTTTTTTTTGCAGTTCGTCTACTTGTGTCGGCAGTACCCGCTGCACGTATTGGAATTGCACATTCTGCGCGTGGGTGTATTCCGCGGCTTCTACGATTTGTTCCGTGCTTAAATCAATAAGCGGAACGAAAGAGCCAAAGTTGTCAGAGATATTTAATGATTTGGCTAAAATTTCAGCCATGCTTTCCGCGTTTTTACCTTGCGAAACGATCGGGCTCTTGTTGCTGGCCCAGCCAAGCAGTCCTGTGATATCGGTCCCGGTAGCCGCGGCCGTGGGCGCCACAATAATGGCTTCGCCGGCTTCTCCGGCCACCAAACTGATAGTCGTGTCTACTTGGTTGAAGGTGACGGTGGCTCCGGTCCATAAAGCGCCGCCTTCGGTTTTGGCTTGGATTTTGGTTTGGATGGCTTCCGCTACGCCGGCATAATCAGCGGCCGTGGAAAAGTCCAGCCCGGTGATTTCATAGGTAAGCCCGCCAAGCGAAAGAGAAAAAGAGCCGTCCGTAATGTTTTTGAAATCGCCCAAAGGAGCGACTTTTTCGGTCGGGTAAATAAAGGGCGCCAGTGCCGTCAAAGTGCTTCTGTAAAAGCCGATTTTTTGGGGTTGTCTAATAGATTTGGAAATAAACCCAAAGTATTTAGACGCGAATTTGTACTCCGGAGACCCCGTCCCAAAAAAGCTTCCGGTCCCTTTTAAATCAAACTCCCACACGGTGTCTGCGCCCAATTTCGGGTTGTTAGACAGACAGCGCGCGATGAGTTCCTTCTCCGTTGCGGCGGAAGCACCGCCCACGCCGGAGGTGATTGCTGCATATTGGCTTTGGCTGATGTTGCCTTGTGTCATGTGTTACACTCCTTTAATGTTTTTGAGTTCCACCGCTGTCAGCGCGGGTACTTCTCTTTTTTGAACATCCACATAAAATAGTTTTACTTGCATATTGGGGTTATACTCGTATGTTTCGTGTTCGTCCAAAAAAGCCGGCTCATCAATGGTTCGTATCTTTTCGGCCAATGAATAGCCCTTTTCTTTCAAAGCGGCCACCCCAAACGGGCCACTAAAAAAATGACGGAGAAACGCGATCACATCCGGCGCTTCCCAGTTGCTTTGTTGCGCCAAATCGCGAGGGCATATGGCGTCAATCTGCAGCGTGATTTCTCTGCTTTCGCTCGTTTCGAGCATTAACGCATCCCCTTCTATAGTGTAATACTGGCCGACCGCTCCGTATTGGTCCGCTCGCACCCGATGCATAACGAGGGTCGGTTTGCTCCAATGGCCCTGCACTGGATTAAAGTTTTGGACGACGAGCCAACCGGTTATTCCGGCCCGCTCAAGTTCCGCGTCCAGTATGCTCTTAAAATCAATAAAAACTTGCGTGCTCTTGCTAGGCATTTAAGCCCTCCGCATAGTGTTGTTGGTTCGGCTTTGCTTCGACTACCACGACTTGGTTCCACCCGTTCGTGCTGTTCCACGGAAAAAGGGCCTTGCAGAACCATACTTTTCCTTCAAAAACGAGCAAATCGGGGCCATTTTGGCCGCTTTCTGCTTGCATTGGAGTTTCGCTCCAAACATTACGAGCGTTCGTTTGCCAATTAAGCCCTAGGCGGTCGTACACATCTTGGTGCACGCTTTGTATGGATCCGGTGCATTTTACCGGGGCCGCGTAGGTGTCTTCCGGGAGTCCCGCGGCATTTGCCGTTCGGCCGGTCCATTTGAGCAAATAAAACGATTGGCATCCAATTTGTCCGAGTGCTACTCCTAATAAGTTAAACGGTACGACCATTATTCCACCTCTGTTTCAATTCTAATTTCCCGGCCCAGTTGGTTTTTATTGCTTTGCAGTGGGTGATTGAACCCTTTGCGCATTTCCGTGAGGGCCGTGTTCTTGGGCGGCTGTCCTGCGCTGATTTCGGCCTGAATATCGGCTTTCACGCGCACGCCTAGGGCGTTTATGGCCGCTAGCGCGGTTTCCTTCCCCTTTGCCACTTTTTTGCCCATTTCCGCATAAAACTCGGCCCAACCTTTGCGGTTGTGTTCCGATGTGTTATCCAGCAAGTGGCGCGCCGGAATACGCGCGGGCTTGGTTACGCCCAGACCCACGATACCCTGTTTGGGGTTATATCGGTTGTGCCTTTTTACTTTTACTCGCCCGGTTCCGGATGTTTGGGCTTTTAATGCTTTTCGGCCAAGTTCGGAGTCTTTAGATATAAATGTCATATAGCCTTTTGCGTCAATGGTGTAAGGCTGTCCACCGGGCAAATTGGCCCCGTATTCTTGGATGAACGCAATGCGCGCAAAATCGCCCGACCAACCCACCTGAACGCGGGCTTTTTTGACGGTTTCCAGGAGGTTTCTTAAAGCCTCTTTGTTTACGGTGCGTTTGACGTGCATTTTCATTTTCTACCTCAAAACGGTTTCAAAACTCCCGCCGACATAAAGGCCACCGTTGGCGTAAATCGCCAGCAATCGCATAAGTTCGGCGCCGTACGGGGTTTGATTCATCCAGTATTGGTATTGGTCTTGGTTGGGCGGTGTTACCATGGAAATGGAAACATTCCCAACTGAAGCAGACGCCACAGCCCCACCCACGCCTGCGTTGCCGCCTTGCGCTGTTCTTTCGCGCAGGGTAAGCAAATGCGCTGCCATTAAGCAGATGGCTTGTTCGCGGCAATAAGCACGAAGCGGCCCGCAGTTCTTTGTGCTGACATAACAGGTTGCAGTGTCTAAAATCCCGGACAAGGTTTCATCGGTGTATTTGCTGGTGTCAGCAAAGGCCGGAATTCTAGTGCGCAACATTTCGGGAGTTACTATGACGTCTGACATATTTATTTACTCGCTTTAGCGCTCGGTGCTTTCTTACCGTTCTTTTTGAAATCTTCCGGGGTAAGTTGAGCCGAGGCGTCCTTTTCTTTGAGATTTTTGGCTTCTTTTTTGGCTTCCTTTTCCGCGGCGACTTCGTCGCTAGATTTGGAAATGTAAACAAAGCCGGCCGCCACATGTTTTTTGAACTGCGGACAGCGTTGCAAGAGTTCATATTCGGCGTCGGTCACATTCGTAAAAACGCCGCCGTTGGGGGCTTGAAGGGTTACTTTGTTGGCTACATTGGCCCCGCCGCGTACGAGAACCTTTCCGGCCACGGCATAGCCGCCGCCTTGAAGTGCGCGATACACGGTGTAGTTTTGGTCGTTTGACAATTTAGATACGATGGTTTTCATAAATTCTCCTAGCGAGCGGGGGACGCTCCGCTCGCTTTGTGATTAAATACCGGTATAGCGGACCACGCCGGCCGGTTGTACTACGAAGACGCCCGCAGTGGCGTTGGCGTATTGTTCTTCGTAGGATTTTCCTTTGTTGAAAACGCCCATCAAGCGCAACACATCCTGCGTGGGTTGCGAAATAACGGGGTTTCCGTTGAGTTCTTCAGCGGCCAAATAGAACACATTTTGTTCGCCATTGGCACCGTCCAACCACGCGGACGCTTTGATTTCAATGCCCGGGTAGTTTTCTTGCAACCATTGGCGGACGGTTTTACCGTATTCGTTCGGTTTGTTGAGGAACTGCACGGCAGAAGCGGACACAAAGAGTTTGATTTTATCTTTGGTCGGGTCCACATTGTTGCCGGATTGCGCTTGCAATTTAGCAAAAGCAATGAGCAAATCGTCCACGATTTGTTTGAAGGTTTTATCGGCCCATTCGGTAGAGTCGCCGGCCCCAGCAGCCGTTACCGTTTCGTAAGCGGAAAGGTTCGGGTCGTTCGTCAAACCGTAGGTTCTGTTGATACCTTCGTTGAAACCGTAAAAACCGATTAAGTTTCTTTCGATTTCGAGCCCAGTGCGGACCGCTTCGCGTTTGATTTCGGCGGCGTTCAAGCGAGAGCGAGACGCTTGTTCTTCTTCCAATTTACCCACTTCGAGGTCTAATTCTTGGCGGATAATGGTGCGCGCTTCATAGTTGACATTGAAGTCAGCCAAGGCGCCGCTTACTCTGTCGCCATACCCGCGGGCTTTACCCGTGAGTTCGACTACTGCCTGCACGACTTCCGCGTCGGCAAAAGAGCCGGCGGTTTGGCGGCCTACGAGGTCGTCGATGTCGCGTTTGGTGGTAGCGGCCGTAATGGCTTTAGGCATCCAGTATTGTAAAAACTGGACGGGCGTCATGGTGGACGGGGTGGTTACCATGCCAGGGGCAGCGTCAAGAGCCGCACCTTGGTGGTTGGCCGCCATGAGTTCTTTCAAAGCAGCGGCATCGGCAGATACGCCGATAGCGCTCAAGGTTTCAAGCGTTACGCCGTTATCTTGCGCGAACTTTACGCCGGGGCGGAATTCCCCGGGTTTCAAGGAATATCTAATTTGAGTTACTTTCATCCTTTGTTCTCCTTATTAAGCCGTCACAGTGGAATTGAGTTCCAAAACGGCCAATCCGCCGGCTACGGCGTCAAAAAATGCAAAGCGGGCATTAGGAATAAAGGCGTATCCTTCTCCGGCGCTCGCGGTACCAGCGGCTACGGCGCTGATTTCGCCCGTGGTGGTGTTGTAAATGGGCAGAGAAGAGTCGGCCGTAACAGCGGCGGCAGTTTTCACTACGATGTGGCCGAAATAGCAAACGCCCACTTCGGTTCCGCTTTTAATGCTCAGACTCGGTTCTAAACCGCCAATAAGCGGAGTGTTTTTGGGGTCAGCAAAAACGCCCAAAAAGGCACCGGTTCCGCCTACTTTGGCTACGCCTTCGGCGGATTTGGTGGCTACGCAACCGAAAGCCGGCAACACAGCCCCGTTGGCTACTGCCACATAAGAAGTGGCACGGCGCGGGGTGGTGTCGTAGTAAGAGCCGGGCACACCAAGCGCCAAGGTTTTATTGATTTGCTTTTGAAAAGGCATATTATTTGCCCTCCTTAAAGTTGTTTAAGATTTCGTCTTGCGCGGAAGTTTTGGCTTTGGCGCCGAAAGTCACGCGGACATCATTTTTGGCACGGCCGGCCAAGTAACCTTTGACCACAGCAGGGGCTTCGTCCATGGCGGCAGAAAGGTTGAGTTTTTTGCACGCATAGGAGGCCACTTCTTTTTCCGTCATATCGGCGGAGTCAAACGCGCCAATAATGGGGGTCAATTGTTTGACCATTTCGGCTTTGCGGCTCAAGCGGGCGAGAAGGGCTTTTTCCATTTCGTCCAAAGAAGCGACCTTTTTATCTTTTTTTTCTTCGGTTTCTTCTTCGTCTTCTTCGGTTTCTTCTTCGTCATCGGCCGTTGTAGCGGTGCTGTCGTTGTAGGCGATTTCTTCGGCTTTTTTGATAACGGTGCGGAGGAGTTCTTCGTCCACCTTTCCGTTCAAAATGCCGCCGATTTCGTCGATAAGTTTGCGTTTATCGACATCTTCGTCCGTGGCGCATTTGTCATCCGCCGCCGGTTCGTCTTTTAAGCCCGAGATAATTTCGGCCAGTTTAGCGTCTTTGTCCCCTTCTTCGGGGTTAGCGAACAGGGCCTTGATTTCCTCAATGGCTTTTTTGAGTTGTTCCATTGTCATCTCCTTTCCGGTAGCGGCGTCGAGTCCGCTATTCCCGTGATTTTTACTGCTTAAATTTTCATCGGTGCTACTAGCGTTCTTACGTTTGTGTGAGAATGGGGCGAGTCCCGCTTCGGATAATGAACGGTTTGTTTTGCGCCATTCCGTATTTGTTTTTTGAACGGATCTTCGCTCATTTTCTTTGCCTACCTTATCAGCGAAATAATCCCGCAATTTTTCTGGGTCCACCCCATATTTTTTGGCGAATTTGGCAGTTTGTGTTTTATAGAATTCGCCAGGATTATTTCTACGGGACAGGTTCCTTCCTTCTTCGCTGTTTTGGAATTGGCGCAAAGCAGCATATGCTTTTTTTAATCCTTCCTCGTTGTTGGAGCCGGACACTGATTTTTGCGAAGTCCCCCCACCAGACGTAAACTTACCGCTTTTATCACGTTTGTGTTTCCCTTCTTCCCAGTTCGCATCGTTTGCGTTTTCGTTCATAGATTCCTCGTGTTCTTCAATTTGACCCTCAATGTCCATAGCGTCGCAGACGAACTGGCGAGTTGCCACTCCTTCCGCGCTATCCATTACGCGGACATCGTGTCCGCTCCGGCCTTTATCCACAAGCGCGATATGGTTGCCGCGGATATTCTTTTGCACAAAATCATAATGGCGACCGTTCCAAGTGCCACGTTCCGGCACGAAATCGCAAAAGTAACCGGCAGAAAGTTCTTTTTTCCCGTGGTTTAATTCGTCCTTGATTCGTTCGGAGAACAGTTTAATATCGTTGACGACTTTGTCGCCTTTGCGTTCGGCGGTTGTTCCGGTTGTCCCGTCAATGCCTTTTTCTTCCGCCGGAGTGAAACCTTCTTCACGCGGGCCAAGCAATGCATGGCCGATTGTAATCGGCAGCTCATTAAAAGAAGCCAACGCTTCTGCCGCGAACAGTTCGCTTTCCGGGCGTAAAACTTGATAGATTTTGTTCGGCTCCAGTTCGGGACTGATTTGGCTTCCCAAATACGGGAACACACCTATTTTTGTGATAGGGTTTTGTTTAATAACCCAAAATGAGTTATGGTCGATTTGTTTTCCCATTTTCGCTCCTATAAAACTTTGTTGTTATCCATAATAAGAACCGGCCGCTTAATGCATTGGCAGTACGGCAAATCCCCCGGAAAACCGCGGATAGGCCCGCGGGCTGTCCCGCGCGGCGTTTTGGGGATATACGCTTCCTGTATAATCGGCGGGTTGTCAAAGGAATAGATCCCGTGATTTAACCCCCCCTGGCTTACATGCGTGTGGTGGAGTTCGCGGGGATATAATCCACCACCGGTTGCCACCCACTCAAAATGTGTGATCCCTGCCGCTTTCATGTGTTCGCGGGACAGGGCTTCAAATGCTTTTTGGCTTTGGTCGCGGGCGATTAACTCGGCCCGGCGTTGTGCAATTCTGCCGCAGTATGAAAGGGCCTTCTCAATGGCGCCGGAGGTTTCCCCAGCGGCAATGTTCCGGTAAACTGCGCCGGACACTGCATTAAAGTATTTCTCCGGCAGGTCCTTAATCAAAGCCACATTTTCGTAAAGTGTCGCTTTTAATACGGCGGCCATTGATTCGCTTATGCTGGCTTTTTTAACCGTGAAACCGGCCCACGCGGCGTCATTTAACATACCCTTTACGCTGTCTTTGGTTGTGCTGTTCGCGTACTTTTGGGTCCGGGTTACAAACTGCTCGGCAATTCTGCGGGCCTTCTTGCGGAATTCGTCCTCAATTTGATTTTGCAGTTCGCGCAGTTCCGCTTCCGCGCGGCTTGAAATGTTCGCGTCCATAGCGGCCGGTCGGGGCAGTATTTGCTTTTGGTATTTCCGGTAAACGCGCAGGATTCGCTTTTTTGTTTTTTCGGCTATATCATCTACCAAAGCGCGAAGAACGGCGCGGTACCACGCCCTTATGCCTGCGTTTGGCCGCACTGCCTTTCCGTAAACGATATTTTTACCTTGGCTTTTCATTTAACCCCTTAAAAGAAGCCTTCTAATTCCACAGAATACCCCTTGTTTTTTTCCATTTCATTAGGTATACTATCTGTAGAGGAAGGAACGGGAGCCCCGGCATTAGGAGTCGGCAAGCTGACAGTTCCTTCCTCGTTTTTTCTCAAAATATGGTTATAATAGATATTCCCGTTGTTATCTTCCCTAACGCTCAAAACCACGCCTTGTGGTTTTCCATTAATGGTAACCCTGCACGCCAAATAATGAAATCCTTTGACATTGGGCCGTTTTTTCGTGTCTTCTTCAAAGCCAATATATTTTGATTTTTTAAGAATATTTGGTAGGTGTTTTATTAAATCGACTTTCGCAGAAAAAAACGCCTCGTGTAGTGCTTTTTTTAGACTTAACACTTTAATATCCTTTCCCCAGTCTTCGTTCTTAAACTCTTTATTTTGTAAATGTTTTTCAAAGAATGCAGCAGCCGCGGCCCTTTTTTCTTCCACATTCTCCCCTTTGAACTCTTTCCCTGTAACTGTTAAAATAGGAGACGCCGTTTCAATATATTTATCCGCCTTTGCGAGCGTTTCCTTTTGGCTGGATTTGTTTCCCCCACCGGTAGAATAAAATTTCCCGGCATCATCGCGGGGGTGGTCGCTTTCCTTCCACTCGTCCGCGGCGGTGTCGGTTCCTGCGCCATTTTCTCCATTACCGCCGTTTTCTTCGCCTTCCGGGCCTTCTTCTTTGTCCCCGCCCAATAAGTCTTCTAAATCGGGCAGTCCTTCCGTTTTCGGCATTTCTGCCGGAAGGTTAGAATATCCGCTCCCTTTATCGGCCGATAACGCTTCGCGGGCTTCTTCCGCGGAAATAATACCGGCGTTTACAAGCGTGGTATCTCTTTGGGCCTGTGCCAGTTGCGTTTGTACACGCTCGGCTTCGGTAGGTGTATCAATCGGGTTAAAATTGATAGTTATCGGGTCGCTGTTATCAAATTCGCTTTTCAGCACGATAGCGGTGGTTTTTTCGATAAGGTCGCGATAGGCCACCTCTTGGTACGAAGACTTAAGAGTTTGAGCGTATGTGCGGCGTTCGTATTCCCCGGTGCTTTGAAACCCTTTCGGCGAGGTACAAAGCAAACGGTCCGCCGGCATAGAAGAAACCGAGGCGACGAGTTGGTATTGCGTCCAAACATTCGCGTCCAAATCGGACAGGTTAGTGTCCAGTTGAGTCACGGTTTCCGGCCGGTCCTTGAAATACACCCCGTTGTTATTGCGGAAATGCGCGAGGATTTCCATTTTGTTACGCATGGCTTCGGGGTTGGCTACCATGTCTTGCATGTTTGCGTCAGCCACGAGCATACGCTTCGTGAGGGCCAATTCCGGCACCTCGTTCGCGGTTTTTTCCGCCGCGTACACACGCTCATATATCATTTGAGTAAGCGGAACGCCCCCAAAGTAATACGAGGGCTTCAAAATATCCGGGACTTCCACGAACGGCTTTTGACATACGCGGGTGTGATGTATTCTTTGTCCGCCGATGGTGTAGTATTCCGGTTTGTAAAAATTGAGAGAGCCGGGCAGCATTGCGTTTTCGCCCCAATCCGGGAACGCCCAGTACGGCTCCACGATTACGATTCCTTTGAACGAAAGCGGTTTGATGCCGTCAATGTTGAGTGGCGTGGCGGGGTCCTCTCCTTCAATGTCAAAGTAAGCGAGCGTCTGTCCGTAAATGCTCCGGTTAATACCAAAGCGCAGGGCTTTCTCGGCGAGTTTGAATTTTTGGTTGCTTATCTCTACAGCGCGCAGTAAAAGTTCCGCGCGTTTATCTTCGTCACTTTCGGTTTCATCGGTATCTCTTTTTTGCCATTCCGCGGCCCAGCCGGAGGCGAGGGCGTCTTCGTTTGGGATCCGGCACGCTCTGTTAATAAGCCAATGCTGGGAAAGCATGGCGCAAAGTTGCCAGCCGATGAAACCGTGGCGAGCAAAGAAGGTATAAATAATTTCATTTGCGACGCCGTCCATACCAAACATATTTTTAATGGCAAGTGGGCAGTTATCTGCCGCCGTATCCATAGCGCAACTGCGGCCGTCGCGTTGTCGGATTTGGAACATTTCGGGCCCGCGTTGGAAAGAAAGCGCGAGGAGTTCTTTCGCCTTTTCTGCGGTTAACCGGACATTTGCCGCCCCGTAGGAGTAATCTTTGCGGTTGATGATTTGCTTTGCCGTGCTCGCGGTCGCTTCCAACACGAGCGGCTTTTGGTTTTCTTCCGCGGTGTTAAGATGCGGCCGCAAACTTTCGGCGGCAAATTTTAAGATTTTATTCGTTGTCTCTTTGAACATATAATCCTTTGTCCTCATCCAGCGCGTACGATGTCGCGTCGATTAAGTGGTTGTTTTTATCCGGCGGGCGTGTTTTCCAGTCGCCGTTTTTGTCCTTCTCCATTTCATAGCTAGAGAATTCACGCCACGCATTTGGGCATCTGTCCGGGTCAATGTAGATATGGTCCATGCCCTGCAAAAATTTAATGCCGTATTCCACGCTCCCCTTTCCTTTCGTGGCTCCGGCTATGTAAATGCCCGCATAAAAAAATTCATCTATGCTTTTCGGCTCGGCGCTGTCCGCGTAAATGTAGCGCCGTGGCTCGGCTTTTTCCTTGACGAGTGGTATTGCTTTGGGGTTTGTAAGCCCGCGGCCGTAGATTTCGTCAAAGATATAAATGCTCCGCCGTGTTTTGTCGTAGTGCAATTTCACAAACGCGAAGGGGTCGGTAACATAACCCCAGTCAATGCCTTGGCGGATTTTGTCAAAATGGGAAATCATTTCATCCGTCATTTTGAGCGCCGAAACATTGGGGAAAATCGTTCCGCCGGTTCCGGTTGCTTCGCCGAGGTATTCGTGCCGATATGCCCGCGGGTTTTGCTTTTTTAAATGCTCCGCTTCCATTAGAGCGGCTTCGCCGACCCACTCCTTTGGAACATCGAGGTATGTGGAGTGGTGGACGAGTCTGTCCGGCCTTGCATATCCCGCTTCCACATTTACCCAGTTGGATGTTGTCATCGGTGGGTTGAAGGAGTAGAAATAAATAAAACCTTTCCCCCCGCGCATCACGCTCTGTTGCGATTTGCGGACTTCCTCCATGCCGGAAAACTCAGCCAATTCTTCCCACCACGCAATTTTGAAAAAACCTTTGCGGAGTTTTATGGACTTTGTTTTGTCCGCCTTATCCAGTCCCCGGAACAGGATTTTCTGTCCGGTCGGACGGTATGTGATGACCATTGGCGAGGTTGTGCATGTGAAGTAATCTTCCACGCCCAACATTGAAATTGCCCAGCATATCTGCTCGTACACGCTTTCGCGTAAAGTGTCGCCTACTTTGCGGAAGCATATTGCATTTGCTTCCGGGTCGAGCATAATTAAAAGAACAATTGCCAGCGAAATAAAACTGCTTTTGCCGCTGGAGCGGCCGCCCTTCAGCCAGTAGTGTGTGTATTCGCCGAGTTTTATGGCGTTCCACACCACCCAAAAAGTGGCCGCTATTAAATCTGTTAAACGCACCGCCACGGTTTACCTCCCGCGGTTACTTCTTTGCCTTCTTCTCCGGCTGTGGGATATCGTCCACAATGCTCGGGACGTTTTTGAAAATGTGCGCGACATCTTGCTTCATTGAAAATTCCCCGTCCGGGCTTTTCCGTTCGAGGTACCATTTCGCCACATCGGGGTTTCCCATGTTCTGCATAATGGTCCGCTTGGCCGCGAGAAACGGATTGAGTTGTGCCAGTTCCATCTTCTTGGCCAAGGCGGGGCGTTTCTTCATCCACTCGTAGTAGGTGTCGCGGCATATACCTGCATAAATGCACGCCTGCGTAATCGTAAGCCCGCATAAAAACCCCTCATGGAGCCGGTTTATTACCGCGGTGGTTAGTTTGTAGCCACCACTTTTTGTGGGCTTACAGGCCATTTTTACCCCCCGTCAAACGAACGGCTTTTTTGCCGGTTAAACTTTCCCACCGGGTTAAAATAACATCACAATATACCGGGTCCAATTCGCAGGTGTAGCAGGAGCGGTCCATTTGCTCGCAAGCAATAAGGGTGGATCCGCTACCGCCAAAAGTGTCGAGCACTTTTTCATCTTTCTTTGAAGAATTGCGAATAAGGCGCGCAATAAGTTTGAGCGGTTTCATCGTTGGGTGGTCCTCGTTTCTGGTGGGCTTATCGGCATCGATGACCGTGCTCGGCTGGCTCAATAGTTGCTCTAAAAGCGCGCGCATTTCGTCTTTGGTCATTTTGGCGATGTCTTTCGGCTCCACAGGTTCTTGGACCGTGGTTTGAGTGAAATCTTTGGCAAAATAGTGTGCGGCACCTTCTTTCCAGCCGTACAGGCAGGGTTCGTGCTTCCAATTGTAATCTCGCCGGCTGATTACAGCAATGTTTTTGTTCCAAATCAGGCACTGGCGCACAGAAAGCCCCGCACCACGGCAGGCCAACCGGAACGCTACCGTTTCGGTGTCGGCGTGCCAAATGTAAAAAGAGCCACCGGCTTTGAGTTGTCCGGCCGCAGTGTTGAACGCTTCTTGCAAAAAGGCCGCGAATTGTTCCGGGCTCATTTTGTCGTTTTTAATTTTCTTGCCGTTGGACCCTTCGTAGTCCACATTGTATGGCGGGTCAGTAAGCAATAAATCGGCCAAAGTGTCGCCCATAAGGCGTTTTAATGTTTCGGGCTTTATGCTGTCCCCGCAAATCAAACGGTGTTTTCCGAGTTGCCAAATGTCGCCGGGCTGGGTTCTCGGATCGGTAGCAATGGGTATGGATACTTCCTCAATTTCTTTTTCTTGCTCAATTTCAAGCGAGGGGTCCTGTACCCCCATGGATTTGATTTCTTCGACCGTGAAGTCGGTTTTCATTACCTCAAGGTCAAAATCCGACGAGTCGCTGGCCGAGTTATCCATAACGGCCAGTTTTTTGCGTTTGAGGTCCTTCGTTGAAAGGTCCTTCCGTTGGACCACGATAAGTTCGGAGCCGTCCGTTTCGATGATTTTTGTCGGTATGTTTAGTTTTTTTGCTTGCTCATATACGCCGTTGCCGGCAATAAGTGCGCCTTCTTTGTCGATTAAAACGGAACGCCCCGCGCCACACTCGGTCAAAGATTTGGCGATAAGTTCTTTGTTCTTTTTGTTGTGCCGGCGGTAGTTCTTTGGGTCAAGTTTGATGAGGGGAGTGTCCACTATTTGCATGAGGCCTCCGTCATCAGTAGGTAAAAATCACGCGCACGCCGTTCGCAGATATCTTCGGCGGCAGTTTGAATTGCTTTAGAAAACCGCGCCTCTTTTGCTTCTCCGGCATAAAATTCCGCGCAGTCCGCTGCGGTGTCATGCGCTTGATTGCAAATTTCCGCGGCAATAAGCAACAGATCCGCGGTGGTTTCTTGGGGTTTATCTTGCAAAAATGCGCGCAGTGTTAGTTCGGCTTGTTTCAAGCTTTCCTGCGCGTTGGCGATGCTGCGTTCGCCCGTTGAAGCGATATAAAGTTCTTTGATCCGGTCGATGTCTTCGGCGACCCGTTTTTGGAGTTTCTCGGTCAAAAGGTGCGAGGCGTATGCATTGTTGCACGCGGACAGGTGTGCCTGCGTGAGAAACTGTGACAAGGCGGTTAGAACATCTGCAAGTGTTTTTATCATAAAAAAGACGCCCTAGGTCTTTTTCTTACCTAGGGCGTTGAGCGCGAACAATAACAAATTGTTACGGGTTTGACAATTTGCCGTTGTCAAACGAATACAGAAGTTCTTTTTATAGTTTAGCATATTTTTTAAAAAAAACAAGGCCCAAATTTTATTTTGTAAAAAGCACTCTCGTTTGGGCAGCCAAAGAACCGGTATTCCTCGTTGGGCAAGTCCCAGCCGGATATGACGCGGATTTGCTCTATCCGGCGGGTAAGCGTGCGGCTGGTGTAGCCCCGGTGGAAGACTACCAAATCTCCGGGGCGTACATCCGCTAGGCGCTTGCGCCAGTTCGCCGTAAACCGGCGGTATTCTGCGTTTTTCTCGCCGCTGTCCACCTTATCCCACCAGTGGTAGGTAAGCGTCAAATGCAAGGTTTTAGGCATTTAATCCTCCCACGGGGCCACGAGGTCTGTTCCGTCCGTATCTTCAAAATATCGTCTGCCGTCTTTGGTTATAACATACGTACTGCACTCCCTTTGCGTGGCTACCCTAAAAGGAAAGGCTCCCTTCATATCCGTACACTCCATAAGCCACGCCTTTCTTCCATCTCTCGTCTTGTAAAACTTGCCTACTTCTAGTTTCAACTGTTTTGGCTCTTCAACGTAGGGCCTCTCAGTATCATAAATTGCTGGATTTACACCCCACAAACTGCCTGTTTGGTTTTTGGCATAAAGCAAGCCGTCTTTTAAGACGTAAGACATCATATTGGTTTCAACAGTTTTTCCATCTTTCAACGCTTGCAAAACATCTTCCGGCGTTTACAAGTATCTTTTAGTCATTTTGTCTTCCTCCTATCTTGGAATAAAACTGAATATATGGGCTATTACATCAGCCGTCCATCCGTTGCCTAGCATTTTATAACGCTGTGTATTGCTTACGCCTTCCGTGTACCCATCCGGCCACGTTTGCAGCCGTTCGTACTCGGTGGGGGAAAGTTTACGTATGGTGTAATCCCCGTCCGGCAGGTCTATTCTGTACATTCCCGTATTGGCTCCCCATCCGCCGCCGTTCCCGTTCAGAGACACCGACTTGCCTTTTACGCTATACACTCTGTTTTGCTGATAATCTTTTCCGCATACAAAGCCTATTTTGACAGGCGTTATAACCACTTGGCCCATTTTGTTTAAGAGGCTATCTCCGCGCACGCCAAGAGAACCCGCCTTATCTTTTCTGACACTTTGGTTATATGGACTATACAGCACCTGTTCAAATACGGTCGACCTGCGACCTCTCGCGTGCGCATTGTCTAACGCGTTTTTACCGAGTGTCTTCCAGTAGTTCGCGTCCAGGCAATACGCTTTGTCGCGTGGCGATATGCCCGTTTCCAATACGTCTTTAAGCAGGATTCCTTTGTCAGCGGGTTTGGTAATACCCGGAATGTTCGTCCAATACAGCCGCTTGCGCTGCTGCGCCGAAACCAGCGCGGAATTGATTAACACCGGTTCTACACCCAATACCGCCGTTATCTCGTCCCGGTCGGCCTTGCTCATGCTGGCGACGTTTTCCAGCATCCACCATCGCGGCTTCATCGTCCGAAGCAATCGGACGTAGTGCCAAAACAGCTTGCTTCTCGGGCCTTTCAACCCCTGTCGGTCTTTTTTTGCCACGCTCAAATCTTGGCACGGGCTTCCGCCAATCAGCAGGTCAATTTTTGGGAAATTGCGCGCAAAACATTTTTTTACGTCGCCGACGTGAATAATCTCGGGGTGGTTTTTGGTGGCTATCTGTATTGCATATTTATCCACCTCACTTGCGTAATACTTTGCGACCGGCACACCCGCGCGTTTGAGAGCCAAAAGCCCGATACCTGCACCGTCAAAAGCAGAGAATACATTTAATGGTCTCATATCTTATTCGTTCTCCTTCTTCCAAGATTCGTTCCATAATTCAATGGCTTTTCCTTTGTGTAGGTTTCTCGGCCCTCTCGCTCCGCAAATCCAGCAACGCACATAGTGAAAGTCCATATTAAACAACCTTTTAAAATTCACTCCTATGAACTCTGTTTCTCCACAGAACGGGCACGGTTTTAATTTATTTGTCATCGTGGCCTCCCAACAGTGCGTTTAATGCCGCTTTGGCCAGAGTGATGTAATTTCCAATTTCCAAACATTGCTTGCAGCCTTTTTCGTTGCCGTTAAAACCGCAAGTTTCGCAATCGTCTCCATCCGTTCTGCAGATTGCCTTTGCAATTTTCTCAATGGTCTGCTCTCTTGTCAAACAGGAATTCCACGTGTCCCAATCGTAGCAATTATCGCAAGCATTTTCGCCCGCGCCACTACAACCAGTGCAAGGGGATATTGTAAACTCTTTAATCAAAATTCTTTTCTCGCTCATTATTTCCCCTCCCGATCCTGCAACCATATTTCAAACTCCCGACAAGAGTCGCAACCTTCCGCGTTGTTGCATTTTGGGAAGTCCCCGCAGAATGGCGCCTTTCCGGGTTCCACCGCTTCTTTTTCCTTCTTGGCGGGCGCCGGCACAAACATTTTACAAGCCCGGTTGTGCAGCGCCACCACCGCGCCAAATCCACCGCCAAAATGACACTTGCCCATTTCCCCAAACGGTTGGCAAATGCCGCAATCTTTGCAAGTCTTTCGTTGTTTTTTCATAATCGCTCCAAATTCGCCGTTTAAATGCCGAGCGCGGCATAACCCTTGCCAGCGCATAAAACGCACACAAAGCCCGATTTTGTGGTCTTTCCGTCCGTTTTGAAGAATACGTCCCCACAATGTTGGCACCGCTCAAACGCGGGGTCCAGTTTTTCTGTTTCTTTCTTGCGCTTCATATTCGTACTCCGTGTAAAACTCCATTAGAATAATCCTCCCTTTGGTAGCGGCCCTTGCGTAGATTCAAACTCTTTGCAGAACCGATACGCCCCGTGCATAGCACATTGCCGGCACTTATCACTAAACGCACTGTATTTTTTGCAGTGCTCCCGGCCTTCGTTGTCCAGTTTATCCCAGGGTCCCGCCGTTCTCATTCGTTCTCCCGTACTATGAGCATTCCGGCCATTTCCGCCACTTTGAGTTCCATTTGGACTCCGGCGGAGTTGCTGGTGTCGCCGAAAACATAAACGACATCGCTTTCGAGCATCAAGCGCAGGGCGCGTTTGAAATAAAAGCCATACGCTTTGTCGGTCCCGTGGGTTACGCTGATGTCAGCCGGGTTGTTCACGCTGTAGCCGAGGGCTTTGAACGCTTCGGCGCGCAGGTTAAAAGCGGCGCGGTTGTAATCCGGCAGGCCTGTCATCGGGCCGGATAAATACACCGTCTGCGTTTTGTCAATATTTCTCGTGTTTATTTTGAACATAAATCCTCCTAAAAAAGTTGATTCCGCCCCAGTTCCGCGTAATGAAACCACCGGCGCAAAGGTTCTTTTTCCAGCGCCCGCCGTAAGCCCTCAAACGAACACCCCGCGGGCAGTTTCACGTCCCGACAGCAGAAGTCCGGCTTTGCCACCGGCCCCGTAAACAGCGTAATCAGCCGCCCTTTCTTTTCGCCTTCTTTGCAATAAATGCAGACCACGCTGTTTGCCGCGTGTACGTTGTGCCCGTTGCGGTCTTCCACAAAAACGGGGAAACTTACCCGTCCATATTCGCCGCACCGCGGGCAAAGCAGTCTGCCGGGCGTTTTGAACGCCGCGCCCATCGCCTCTTCGGCTCCGTTAAAATTAGCCACGTTTGTACTCCTTGCTTTCCACCTCTTGCCGGATGGAATTTATCTGACAGGCCAAATAGTACATCGAGTAGGTGCCTTTGGCTTGCCGCACATAGTGCGCCACGCACGCTTCGGCCTGTTCCAAGTCCCGGCAGTTCGCCAAGACCGTTTCAAAATGCGGGAGATCCATGCGGACCGCCGCGTTTAAAATTTCGTTATTGTTTACTTTCTTGAGCCCCGGGTGGTCTGTGCCTTTCAGATAAAACAAGGCCAGTTTTTCCAAATCCGTTTTGGGATTTTGAAAATCTAATTTTGTTTTTTTGGGTATAAAAAATTCTTTATTCTTTAAATTCAAAGAAGGTACGGGTACCTTATGTATTATGGGTGTTCCTGAACTAGGAACACTTCGTTCCTCAACTAGGAACACCCCTGTTCCTGAACTAGGAACGCTCCGTTCCTCAACTAGGAACACCTCTTTGCTTTTTTTGGAAGGTTTACGGGCTTGGTATTTTCCCCAATTTTGGAACGTTATTTTAAGCGTCGGCTTTGCGGTAAAATCTATTACTTCCAACCCTTTTAAAGCCTTTAAAGCCTCTTGTATGGCACTCATTCCGCGCACGACGGATATCCGGCTAAGTTCACGATAAGAGGTTTCAAGCGTCCCCGTCCGGTAATCCACCATTAATAACAGGTCTAAGAATAATCGGACCACCGATTCCTTCTGCCAGCGCACCTTACTCATTAAAAATTTGCGATGAAATTTAACGTGTCCCCGCGTATTCATTAATGCCACCCGTCCCCAAAATTCACTACGTTTTTTAGGCCCTCGGCCAAAATCTCGCACCCGTTTTGATCGCCCCACACCTTCACGGTGCGCTTATCCACCACAAGGCAGTCGTCCGTCCACCATTTCGCCTGCGTCAGCGCGTCCATCACCGCTTTTTCCAGGTTGTCTAAGTCCGCGCGGGACGTTTTATATACCTCAAAATGGCGCGTAGCCGGGCGTTTGTAGGTAAAGCGCACACACAGGCGCACCGCATTTTGAAAAGGGGTTACCGGGCGTTTTTGCCAAGCCACATTAAATACGGCGTAGTAAAAATCCGGGTGGGCTGAGTACATCGTCCCCTTTTTAAAATTGGCCCGGGGCCGGGCTTGTGGTTCCGGCCTCGCGGGCACATTAATATACAACCTCATTCTTCTTCCGGCTGGTCTTCTTCGCCGGATTCGTCCAGTTCGTCCGCGTGCGCCTCATCTAACAGGGCTTCCGCACCGTCCTGCATTTCCTCTGCTTGTGCCAGGTCGTTTTCGGGCTGTTCTTCCGGGAAAAGGTCCGGCTGACGTTCCTCATCTTTCAGCGGGCGGGATTCAATCACAATGCCCGTTTCGGGGTGTTTTACCGTATAGGTGCCTTGCGTATAGTTGATGATTACGGGGCACTCCATATCGCGGTCTTCGCCGCCCTTGTTTTTGGCGGCCAAGGCCTTTTTGATTTCCCCGTCCGTTCCCTTTACAATGGCTTGCACGGTTTTGGCCTCTTCGGAAAATTTTTCCTTCTTTTCCGTCAGTTCCGCGATTTTTTCGTTGAGGATGTGGATGTCATCCTCCGTGAACTCGTGAAACAAGCGGCGCTTGGTTAAGTCCGTTTTAATATCGTCTTGCTGCGGAACATCCTGCTCGTCTTTTTTTCTTCTCGGCATAGTGTTATTCTCCTTTGATGTCTTCCAGCTGGCCCGTCATAAATTTGTAGGCCAGGTACGTCGTCATCGTGTCCATGTAGCAGTACGGGATGACCAGTTTGCTTTTGCCCTCTGCCGCCAGTTTCGGCGCGTCGGCTCCGCTGATAAACTCCTTGTACTGCGGCAGGCCAAATCTGCTTTGCACCGTCTTTAATTTGACGTATAACTGCCCGTTAAATTCGGTGGTGAAATTGCGCAGATATTCTTTCATTACGTCAAAGTGCGGGTTTGCCCCGGGAATGAATAGCGCGGGCAATTGTAATTTGTGCCGGATGTACGCGTTGCGCATTTTAGGCAGGTCAAAGCCGCGGCTGTTAAAGCCCACAATTTCCGTCGTCGGGCAGGTTCGCTCCGCCAGCCAAGCGCGCAGGTCAATCAGCATATCCCGTTCGGTAGTAAAGTTGCGGATTTCCCCGTCCAGGTTCGGCATCGTTTTAACCGGGCACGGATCCGGGATACAACTCCACACCACGTTGCCCGCGTCCGTGGCCGCCGCCAGGCACATAATCGGCGCGCGGTCCAACAGCGCCGCTTTATCCACCGCCTTTTGGTATGCTTCAATTTTGGCCGTCTGTACATCGTCAGCTGTTTTGGCTTTGGCCGGGATTTTGGCTTCCTGCGCTTTTTCGTTAATGTCTTCGGCAGAAGCGTTGCCCGTTTCAATGTCAAAGCAAAAATGCTTCAGTCCGTTCGTAACGGCGATAAACTCCGCAAGCGGGTTTGTTTCGGGTTTGCACATACTACCACCTCTTCCCGTATCCGCCGCGGTTGTACCCGCCGCCATATCCGCCGCCGCGGTTGCCCCAACCGTTGCTGTTGCTGTTGTTTCCGCCCCAACCGCCGTTATTCTTTTGGTAGGCGCGGACTTGGAAACCTTGGTTCACGAGCGTCATGATGATATTCGGGGCCTGCGCGAAAGTTTCCGCCGGGAAATTCAGATACAGCGTTACCGTCATCCCGTTGATTTCCTGTTCCACGGGCACGCTCCACCCGGTCAGTCCGCCGGGCCCGACGCTTTGCGCCGGAGCGGGCGTACCCGGAATTATTCCCGCGGGCGACGCTACTGGCACGGCAGGTGCCGCGTTCATTTGCTTCATTTGCGCCATCGCGCCGGACAACGCCTGCGCGATCATCGCTTGTATTTCTTGGTTTTGTTCAGGCATTCTTTTCTTCTCCTTTTTGGGCTAAATAAAAATGTTTTTTGAATGTTTCGTAGTTGCGTTTAGCCGTCAGTAATTTGGCTTCGGCTTCACCAACCAACCGTTCCAATTTCAACAGTCCGGCCCCGGCATCAAAGCTTCCGCGTTCGGCATGAACAATTTGATTTTCCGAATTTTCTTTATTAATATAAGCCATCTTTAATTCGGGATTGTAGTCATCCGTCAAATAACACACTATGATGGTCGGGTTTCCCGTAAAATTAGCAAAGTCCACAATAACTCCGGGAAGCGCTTTCGTTCTTTTTGCCGACCCATAAGACTGTTCGGACAGCAAAAGAGTGACACTATCACCCACACGATAAGTATCCACCGACGACACAGAGGCCGTCCTAGCGTCCAGCTCCATTTTTACGCCGTTTACTTCAATGATTTTTTTGGTATCCATTTACACGCTCCTTTTATTAAAACGTCCCGGACTCTGACTATTTCCCCTCATAGCCGCCGGGCCGGCTTTCAGCCCCAAAAGTGCTGCTCGCTATACTGCGGGTAGTACCTTGGGGCGGGCCGCTCCCTCACTCTGCCGGGTGTGCTAGTGTGTCCACGCCGTCAAGGGTTAAGCCATACTTACTGCTCCGTAAAGAACAACCGGCACAGGGTGTTGGGCCGTCCAACGCTCCGATACGCCGTCGGAACCGCGGGGCTTGTATTAAGGAGGAGCTTCTGTACCCCCTGTTCAAATTGTTTAAAACTGCGCATCAAACGCATTTACGGCCAGTACCGCTATCAAAAATGCTGCCACTTCACCCACCAGCAAAAGGGAAACAATGCTCCATTCTTCCGGTGTTGTTAATGTGTGCCAAAAGTCCTTAATAAAACTCATAAGTCCCCCTCTTTCAGCCCCATGTAGCGTGCGACCACGCTTTTTAGAAAAATCCATTTTCTGCGCCCTTTGGGGCGGACCGACGGGATTTGTCCGGCGGCGGCTAACTCTTGCACTCTGCGGGGAGAGATGTCCAGCAGTTGCGCTACTTCTTTTGTGCTCATCACTTTGGTTCGGTTATCGCGCATAAACTCCCTTATGTACTCTTAAAGTGGTTAAATATGGTAAAATAAAACCGATAGCGCTTAAACCTCGGCAAAAGGTGGCTGTTGGCCTACGCTATCGGTGCATCCTACTTTAGAACTGCTGTATTCCTCCGCCCGCAAGGGGCGTAAGAAAGAGATTTTTAAAAGTTGGATGCTGGGGCTTTTTATGCCCCCCGCTTCAAACATTTTTTGCCGTTGTTTGCGCGGTTCTTATATCTATATTAAAAATTTTTCGCTAATAAG